ACGCTCCCGCGGGTCGGGAAAACATGCCTTGGAGAGCACATCTTCAGACACCAGGTGTCCTATGCCAGATGAATGGCCGCGTATCAACGTATACTTTATCTTCCGGATTCACCCTATCAAGGATCGACTGATATGATCTAAGGGTATCCGCGACGATGTTACGCGCGGGGGTAGGGGCCTGGTGTAGCTTTCTTTTGTTATAAAAGTCTTTTATTAGCTTCTGCATGCTGGCAATGCCAGATAGACCTTCGTGGTCTTTAATCACAGTGCTAAACGGACTGGTAGAGCAGTGACTGGAAATGCCAAAGACAGTCACCTCACGGTCCGCGCGAGCCAATTCCTCCTTTCTTTTCCTCTCCCACGTGTCGGCGAGGCACTTCAAAGTCAGTGTTTCCTCACGTGGTTTTTTAGGCTCGAGAACTCGTATCGATGCACGCACCGATAGTTCTCCACATTTAACTGCCTTCAATTTCTTTCTGCTCGCGGCGTTGTTGGCATTGATTGCCTTCACATCCAGAAATTCCTTCGACAGCCTTATGGCCCTAACCCGTTGCCGGATTACCTCAGCCTCTTCTAATTTTGTCAGTCCGTAACCATCGGGCAATGGCACTGTAGGGAAGAGGTTGGTGTCCGTCGGCGCTCTCGAGGAAGGACGGGAAGCCAGAGCATCTTTTATTTTCTTGTCTTTCACAAGGGCTCGTCTCCAATCGCGGGGAATGCGGTGCACGATCTTCTGCTCTGCTTTCGCTAAACGCGAAGCATTGTTCCGAACGATTGCCACAAACCCTGCTTTTGTTAACGCAGACTCCCTTGCAAAACCTAAGACGTCCTGGACCTCCGCTCCCATCCATAGAGCGGACACATTACTTTTCTTTTGAAGAGTGCACCTATCAAAACAGGTGGAGTTAATCTCGGCGGTCACCGGGCTCGAAAGGGTTTTGCTCCAGTTGGATTTTAAACCAACTTTCGCGCCCTCCCGGAATATACCGCTCGCGAGATCTCCGCTGCTGGTGCTCTTCGTTAATAAGTCATCACCGTTAATCAAGCACGGGTGCTTGCGCCACTCTTTCACGGTGATGGCCCTTCTTTCTAGCAGGGAGTTGAGGGCAAGATCAACAACGGTCTTGTTAATCAGGCACAGCAACGGAAAACTCATGGGGCTACCCATGGGCTGACCGCTAGCTGCAGATGAGTAGGTCCTCTCGTCGTCAAGCCACAACTTGAGGTCACCTACTACTCTTAAGCACCTGATTTCGTCCGAAGTCAATCCCTCAGCTCTGTCTATCAAGATTTCGATAGCTCTCCGTACGTACGCTATCTTAATTTTGTCAGTTGCCTGCTCGTAGTCGAAAGACAACCATTGCTTTCCCTCGGCCGCTTGGTCGAGGTGGAGAAGCCGCTCACGGGTCGGGCTACCCACAAGAAGCCATCCCTTCCTTTGAATCGAGCCGTACAATGCGCGGTGTAGCGGGGTCAAAACGGATACGTTGTAACCAGAAAAAAGGGTTACAATCCGAAACTTACCCGAGCTCACAACACCTGTGGGTTCGCAGTGGACCGAGAACTCTTCCTCGTTCCAATTCCCACCTGCACATCGGCTATGCTCCTTCGTGGCATGCCCATTAGGGACATAGGGCATCCACGCGGCTGCTCGATTCCATCCCGCTTCGACGTTAGAGCGAAAAGCCTTAGCGAAGCTTTCCAAGTGCTCCTCATCTACTTCTTGAGGGGATAACCTTTCTTTTGTCCAAGTATCCATCTTTGCGTCCTGTAGGTTTTTACAGAACTTGCAAGTGCTTTTCTCCACCTTGGCGGTGGATTTGATGGACAGCGCGTCAGCTAAGGTAAGCTGTGAACCGCTGAACATTGACGAGACCGCCGTGCGGAGGGAACCACACGGGATCAGATCCGGTACCGGTCGAACCGGCTTTAAAGACCGATCTGTTCCTAAAAACTTCACGATCTTTTGCGCCTTCCGTTTATTACTTGCGAGGTTGGCGCACTCCTCAAGTACCTGTTCGTCCTCCAGAGACTGGTCTCCGAGGATCGCGAACAAATTTCCCTTTGTCTTTTCTTTTTCCCGGCGAGCACCACGAGAAACAAATCCCGAGATGGCCGGGCATGGGTTAGGGTCAACCCAGCAAGGTTCCGAGGGTAGATTTTGAAAGGCGCCCCCCCCGGGAAAGCATCCTTGGTGCTGTTTTTTCGTTTTACCTGCAGCACGACAGGTAACCTCGTGACGCCGACCGAAGCACTTATGATCGGGCAGCTTCCATGCTGCCCCACTAGTGCCTCCCTGGCAGGGTTGCCCCAATAGGGAGCGATCAACCGCACGGGCCGTGTGGTCAGGAGGGACATCACTTAAAAGACCTCCGTCAGGCTTACGTCTGGCGAAGTATGAAATCTGTGGTGTCATTTTCGTTGTACTTTCATATGTCAATTTTTGTTAGTTTTTG